GCTCAATGCTGGCTGGGACATCGATATGCTCAAGGCTGAGATTGAAGATCTCAATCTGGAGAACTTTGATCTTTCGCTATTGGGGTTTGATGATAGAGAATTGGCAAACTTCATTCTTGAAGCAAACTTTGAACCAGGCACTGAAAGCGATCAGGGGAAGCTAGATGAGCTTGATCCAAAAATGGTGATCTGCCCACACTGCAATTGCGAGTTTGATAGCCGTGCAGCCACAGCTTAAAATCGACTGGGCAACCCATGAAGCTGCTAAATATGCCTGCTTGAATTGGCATTATAGCAAATGCCTTCCGGCCGGAAAGCTTGTCAAGGTTGGTGCATGGGAAGATGGAAAGTTTATTGGTGTTGTTTTGTTTGGGCGTGGCGCAAATTATAACATGGTCAAAGGATACGGGCTAACTCAAGATGAAGGATGTGAGCTGGTAAGGATTGCTTTAAAAAAGCATATCACTCCAGTGTCAAAGATTGCTGCACTAGCGATGCGATTCCTCAAAAAACAAAGTCCAGATTTAAGATTGATTGTGTCATATGCAGATCCTGAACAGGGCCATCATGGCGGGATCTATCAGGCTGGTAATTGGATTTATCGCGGATTATCAGCATCAGCTATTAAAGTTTGGTATAATGGGAAATGGTCACACAAAAAGACAGTTGATGATGCTGGTGTTGACCAAACAAATCTCGCAACCAAAAGGGTTGCTGGGAAGCATACTTATCTTATGCCACTTGACGCAGAAATGCGTCAGCATATTTTGCCACTTGCGAAACCTTATCCTAAGCGTGCGAAAGATCAGGAATCAGAGGTCCACTCTGATCTGGGCGGCGAGACTCCGACCCGCACGCTCCAAACTTTGGAGGCCGAATAATGCCTCACGTTAACCTCACCGCAAAGCAGGAAGCATTCTGCCAGGGCATCGCTGATGGTCTGGGTCAGGCCGACGCTTATCGTGCAGCTTATGGCTGCGCTGATTGGAAGGACAACGTGATTTATTCCAAGGCATCCGTTCTCATGAAGAATGGAAAGGTCATGGATAGAATCAGGGAACTGCGTTCATCCGTCGAGGAAAAGCAACTCTGGTCCCGTGAAATGTCGGTCAAGGCTCTGGTTCAAGCCTACAAGGAAGGCAGCGGTTCCGTGAAGGTCGCAGCGGTCAAGGAACTGAATGCGATGCACGGATACAATGAGCCAGCCAAGGTCAGCATCAATGGCAACTTGGTGCATAAAGTCGTCCGTCAGGTGATCGATGGCGCAGACGCTAACGATTAAGACTCCGCGATGGTTCAAGCCGTTCCTGCAGCCCAGCCGCTACAAGGGCGCGCACGGTGGGCGTGGATCTGGCAAGTCTCATGCATTTGCCGAGGCGGTGATCGAGGCGCACGTGATGGACCCGAAGCGCCGAACGGTCTGCGTGCGCGAGATCCAGAAGTCCCTGGCGCAGTCGGTCAAGCGCCTGCTTGAACTCAAGATCGAGCAGCTTGGCGTGCAGTCCTATTTCGAGGTGCAGGAAGCGCAGATCAAATCGCGGCATGGCGATGGGCTGATCATCTTCCAAGGGATGCAGAACCACACCAGCGATTCGATCAAGTCGCTCGAAGGCTACGATTGCGCCTGGGTGGAAGAGGCTCAATCGCTCTCCCAGCGCAGCCTCGATCTGCTTCGCCCGACGATCCGCAAGCCTGACTCGGAGTTGTGGTTTACGTGGAACCCTAATCAATCCAGCGATCCGGTCGATGTGCTGCTGCGCGGCGCAACACCGCCTCCCAGTGCGATCGTGCGAGAGGTCAACTTCCAAGATAATCCTTGGTTCCCTGACGTTCTCAAGGCCGAGATGGAATATGATCGAGGCCGCGATCCTGACAAATACAAGCACGTCTGGCTTGGCGGCTACGTCAGTAACTCCGAAGCCCGTGTATTCCGCAACTGGCGCATCGAGGAGTTTGAAACGCCAGCCGATGCCACGCACCGCTTTGGCGCTGACTGGGGCTTTGCATCCGATCCAACCGTCCTGATCCGCTGCCACGTCATTGGCCGCACGATCTACGTCGACCACGAAGCCTATCGCGTTGGCTGCGAGATCATGGACACGCCTGATCTGTTCCTGACTGTGCCGGAGTCCGAGAAGTGGCCGATCGTCGCGGATAGCGCCAGGCCGGAGACGATCAGCCATATGCAGCGGCATGGCTTTCCCAAGATCATGGCGGCAGTCAAAGGGCCAAAGTCTGTCGAGGAAGGGATCGAGTGGCTCAAGAGCCATGACATCGTTGTGCATCCGCGATGCCAACATACGATCGATGAACTGACATGCTACAGCTACAAGACCGATCCGCTTACTGGGGCAATCTTGCCAGTTCTTGCGGATCGTGATAATCATCTAATTGACGCACTGCGTTATGCGTGCGAGGCCAGTCGTCGTGCAGCCCCTAAGAAGGCAGTCGAGGTAAAGCCTCTAGCAACGATGAATAGGTGGTAAATGGCACGACTGAACAGGGAACAACGGCTCGGTAATGTGCATCAAGCTGCACTGAACGAGTTCGATCGCTGTCAGACGACCATGCAGGAAGAACGCCTGCAGTGCCTCCAAGACCGTCGCTTCTACTCCCTGTCTGGCGCTCAATGGGAAGGCCCGATCGGAGAGCAGTTCGAGAACAAGCCACGCTTCGAAGTGAACAAGATTCACATGAGCGTGATCCGCATCATCAACGAATATCGCAACAACCGCATCAGCGTCGATTTTGTTTCCAAGGATGGGACAAAGAACGACAAGCTGGCCGAGACCTGCAATGGTCTCTATCGCGCTGACGAGCAGGACAGCGTGGCCGATGAAGCTTTCGACAATGCTTTCGAGGAAGGTGTTGGCGGTGGCTTTGGTGCTTGGCGTTTGCGCACCGTTTATGAAGATGAAGAAGACGATGAGAACGAGCGCCAGCGGATTCGATTCGAGCCGATCTATGACGCAGACTCGTCGGTGTTCTTTGACCTCGATGCAAAGAAGCAGGACAAGTCGGACGCGAAATACTGTTTCGTCCTCTACTCGGTAACGCGGGAAGCCTACAAGGCTGAGTGGAACGATGATCCGACCACCTGGCCGAAAGAGATCCACCAATACGAATTCGACTGGGATACGCCTGACGTTGTGTTCGTGGCGGAGTATTACCGCGTCGAGGAAGCGCGCGAGACCATCCGCATTTTCCAGACGCTGGCCGGTGAGGAAGAACGCTACACGCAGGCTGACTTCGATGCTGATGAAACGCTCGAAGAAACGCTGGCTGCTGTTGGCACGATCGAAGTGCGCCAGAAGCGCGTGAAGCGCCGCAAGGTTCACAAATACATCATGAGCGGTGGCGGCATCCTTGAGGACTGCGGCTATATCGCTGGCAAGAACATCCCGATCGTTCCATATTACGGCAAGCGCTGGTTCGTCGATAACGTCGAGCGTTGCATGGGCCATGTGCGTCTGGCGAAAGACCCGCAGCGCCTCAAGAATATGCAGCTCTCGAAGCTGGGCGAGATCAGCGCGCTCTCGTCGGTCGAGAAGCCGATCCTTGTGCCCGAACAGGTTGCAGGTCATCAGGTCATGTGGGCTGAGGACAACATCCGCAACTATCCGTATCTTCTGGTCAACCCAATCACTGGTCCGAATGGCGAGCAGCAGATTAGCGGCCCTGTCGCCTATACCAAGTCGTCTGACATTCCGCCTGCTATGGCTGCGCTCCTGCAACTCACCGAGCAGGACATGGCCGAGATCCTCGGTAACAATCAGCAGGCCGACAAGATGGTCAGCAACATCAGCGGCAAGGCCGTTGAGCTGATCCAGACGCGCCTTGATATGCAGTCGTTCATCTACATGACCAACATGGCTAAGGCCATGCGGCGTTGTGGTGAGATCTGGCTGTCGATGGCGAAGGACATCTACGTCGAAGAAGGCCGCAAGATGAAGGCCATCGACCAGATGGATCAGGTCGAGTCGATCGAGATCATGAAGCCGACGATCGATGCCGAGACCGGAGAGTTGGTCTATGAGAACGATCTGAGCCAAGCCACTTTTGATGTGGCGGTTGACGTTGGTCCGTCCTTCACCAGCCGGCGCGAGGCAACCGTTCGTGCGCTGACTGGTATGATGCAGGTCACGTCCGATCCTGAGACGCAGATGATCCTGCAGTCGATGGCGATCATGAACATGGACGGCGAAGGCATTAGCGACATCAAGGACTTCTTCCGCAAGAAGCTGGTTCAGCTTGGCGTGATCCAGCCGACCGAGGAAGAGCAGCAGGCCATGATGGAAGCCATGATGGCGCAGAGCCAGCAGCAAGATCCGCAGTCCATGTATCTTATGGCTGAGGCGACCAAGGCGCAGGCTCTGGCCGTCAAGGCCCAGGCTGACACCGAATACACGCTGGCGCGCACCGAAGAGACGCGTGCCAAGACAGCGGAGACCGTCTCCAATATCGATATCGACCAGCGCAGGTCTGCGATCGAGACGGCTGAAAAGATTGGGCAAGCAGTTGCCCAGGCTAATGTGGTTCCACCCACCACGCAATTTGGGTGAGTTGACGGGGTAACGTATGAAAACGGCAGAACTGGAGAACGACGACACGCTCGACGCAATCGAGATCAACACCGACACCCATGACGCAGCCGATGGTGAGAACAATGCCGTCTCGGATGATGAGGGCGAAGGTGATGATGATGTTGTCGTTTCGATAGGTGAGGAATCGCCACCTCAAGAGGAAGAGCAACGTGCGCCGGAGTGGGTGCGCGAGCTGCGTAAGGCTAATCGGGAAAAAGAACGTAAGATCCGCGAACTCGAAGCAAAGTTGAACGCCACCGCAACTGAGACCAAGCCGGTTACACTGGGGCCGAAGCCAACGCTTGAGGCGTGCGATTACGATTCCGAGGAGTATGAGAAGAAGCTTGCTGATTGGTATGAGCAAAAGCGTCATGCCGATACAGCCGAAGCCGAAGCCCAGGCTCAGCGAGATGCTGAGGCGAAGGCATGGCAGGACAAGCTGGATTCCTATGCGAAGGCGCGAGCCTCGCTCAAGGTGCGTGATTACGAGGACGCTGAGGCTGTTGCCTTGGAGACCTTCAACGTCACGCAGCAGGGGATCGTTCTTCAAGGCTCCGACAATCCCGCGTTGATCATCTACGCACTCGGCAAGAACACTTCAAAGGCCAAGGAACTCGCCTCAATCACTGACCCCGTGAAGTTTGCCTTCGCGGTTGCAAAACTGGAGACGCAGTTGAAAGTCACCAATCGGAAGGCAGCAGCATCGCCAGAACGCACCATCAACAGTGGTGGCGGTCGCATCTCTGGCAGTGTAGACTCAACCCTTGAACGCCTGCGTGAAGAGGCTCTCAAGACCGGCGATCTGTCGAAGGTCATGGCCTACAAGCGCGGCAAGAAAACCTAATCTGGAGTAATTTCAATGGCAAACGCCTTCAGTAAAGAAGAAATTGTTGCTTTCGAGAACATCCTCGAAGGCTTCAACGATGCGCTGATCCTCAGCAAGAACATCACCGTCTACAACACCAACGGCGTGACGATGGAACGCGCTCGTGACACCATCTGGCGTCCGCAGCCCTACATCGCCCAGTCGTTCAGCCGCACCGTTGGCAGCACCATCGCTGGTAACGTGTCGCAGATGACGCAGCTCTCGGTTCCCTCGACCCTCGGCTTCAGCCAGTGCTCGGCTTGGCAGATGGACGCTCTGGAACTGCGCGATGCTCTGCAGGAAGGTCGCCTCGGTGACTCGGCCAAGCAGAAGCTGGCTTCTGACATCAACCTGTCCGTCATGGATCTGGCTGCTGCTCAGGGCACGCTCGTTGTTCCGGTTTCTACTCCTG